GGGAAGCCTTGCTGGAACACCTGCACAACCTCAAGACCTTGGAGTTACAGGCACTGGTGGTGGCAACATCGGAACAGGAAATGTTCCGGCTGCAGGGGAAAGTGAATTCTCTGGTACGCCTAGAGCAGTTGCCGGAGCAGGTTAAAGAAGCAATTAATAGAAAGGAGACATAATGTTACAAGACGATAGAGAACAGTATTCAGTAGGTGGTAGTATTACTAAACTAGTTGGTAGATTAACTAAGAAGCATCAGAAAAAAATAATAAAAGAAAATCCAATGGTGGATGATTTAGAAGCAGCTCAAAGACAACTAGATTTTTTTGATTATGAACAAGCCCGAAGACTGGTTCTTGATGGAGACATGACTATAAAAGAAGCTAAAATAAACTTAGAAGCTGTTGGTTATGATATGGCAGATATAGAAACATTTTTAAAAAAATTAGATTCTACGAGCTTAAAACCCAAAATAAAAGGAACACCAGTTGACCCTAAAATAGCTGATGATGCATATGCAGGGAAAATGACAGACGAAGAAATAGACAAAGCTTTAGATAATTTACGAGATGAGTTTGCAGAAGGTGGTGCATTACTGGCAGATGACATGCCAATGGAAGAAACACACATGATGCCAGACGGCACAGAAATGCCTGGTGCAACTCACGAAGAAATAGAACCAGACACCGTTATGGAAGACGACTATTTAGAATTTGTTTTAGATGAAGCTTTAACTCCTGAAGAACAAAGCTTTCTAACACAAGAATTAGAACAAAACACGCAACTAGCTATGGTTTTTGATAAAGTCATAGACGTTGCACAAGAATTTGCTGGGTCCGGTCCTGTTGAAGGTCCGGGTTCAGGAGTCTCTGACAGTATACCCGCAAGGTTATCTGACGGAGAATTTGTCTTTACTGCAAAAGCTGTAGACCAAATCGGAGCCGATAAACTAATGGCAATGATGAAAGATGCAGAAATGGAAGCAGACGGAAGACAAGATTTAGCTGAAGGTGGAATGCCTGAAGAAGATATTAGAGTAGTGAAAACTACTGTAGATAATAATGTTAAAGGATTATTAGATGAAGATGAAGTATCGAAAGGTATTAAATCTAAAATGATGCTTGACAACCGAACTGGAAGACACATCCAAAGCTAAACACACTAACCGATAAAGCTACCCTATTTATAGGCACTTTATTAAAACAAACCGAAAGGCGACCTTTACAAAACAAGCCCTCTAGTCGACATAGAGCTACCTTGTGAACGAAGCCCTTAGTAGGAGAAAGAATATGGCTAATAATAAAGTCAAAGAAGAAACGCCAAACCCTTATAATAAAAATAAGTCTTGGCACGAAGGAGAAGATAAACCTTTTGTATCATCAAACAATGTGTACTTTGAAGAACCAAAGAACAGGCTGTTTAAAAGTAATGACATAACTGAAGTGGAAGCTGAAGGAAGTGTTAATCAAGAAGCGTTGGAATCAAAGAAGGACGAACCTTACAAGAAACCAAACTACAAAAAACGTTATGATGATTTAAAAAGACACTATGATTCTAAACTAAGTGAGTTTAAATCTAGAGAACAAGAACTTTTAAACGAAGCTACTAGTAATAGACCAGCTTACAAAGCTCCAAAGTCTCCAGAAGAACTTGAAAAATTTAGAATAGAGTATCCTGATATGTACGAAGTCGTAGAAACTGTTGCTCATATGCAATCGGAGTCTAAAGCAAAAGTTCTAGAAGAACGCATTAGTCAACTCCAAGAACGTGAGACAACTTTAGTACGACAAAGTGCAGAAGAAAAACTAATGGAAAAACATCCTGATTTTGCAGAAATTAAAAACAGCGATGATTTCCATGCATGGGCAAAAGAACAACCTTCAGACATTCAGAAATGGATTTATGAAAATACTGCTGATGCTGCTTTAGCTTCACGTGCTTTAGATTTATTTAAAAAAGATATTGGAATGGAAACTTCAAACACTAAGCCATCTTCTAATAAACCGACCAAAGGCTCTGCTGCTGATATGGTTTCCACTAAAACAACTAGTGTAGAACCACAGCAAGAGAAAGTTTGGTCAGAAAAGGAGATTGCTGCAATGAGCATGGCAGAGTATGACAAGTATGAAAATGCTATCAGCGAAGCTTGGCAAGAAGGCAGAATCATAAAATAAACTATAACTTAAAGGAGAATATCCCATGGCTCAATATTTTGAACCCTCAACGGATACTAATGCTAACTTTGCAAACTCTGTAAGTACTCAAACTAATAGTTTCTTTTTACCTGCGGTTTACTCTAAAAAGGTTTTAAACTTCTTTAGAAAATCGTCTGTAATAGAAGCTATTACAAACACCGATTATTCTGGTGAGATTAGTGCATACGGAGACTCAGTAAACATTATTAAAGAACCCGTTATTTCAGTGTCAGCGTACACAAGAAATAGCGATACCACAGAAACCAGACTTACAGATGCTGAAACATCTTTAGTTGTTGATAGTGCTAATGCGTTTAAATTCATCGTAGATGATATTGAAACAAATATGTCACACGTTAACTTCAAAGAAGTTGCTTCAAGTTCGGCTGCATATGCATTGAAAGATGCTTACGATGCTGCTGTCCTAGTAACTATGTTTGCTGGTCTATCTGCTTCATCACCTAACCATGTGTTAGGGTCTGACAGTGCTACTGATTTAGCTGCTGGAACTTTTGATGGCACAGGTAACCTAGACATTGGTTTTGGAACTGATGAACATGACCCTCTAGACCTTATGAGTAGAATGGCAAGACTATTAGATGAACAGAACGTACCTGAAGAAGGTCGTTGGTTTGTTGCAGGTCCTGACTTTTACGAAGTTCTAGGAAGCTCTAGTTCTAAATTGTTGTCTGTTGACTACAATGCTGGACAAGGTTCAATCAGAAACGGACTAGTATCAAGTGGAAAATTACGTGGATTTGATATGTACAAATCAAACAACATTGCTGCAACATCTAATGCTGCTGGTAAAGTTTTGGCTGGACACATTTCATCTACTGCAACTGCTAACACAATCCTTTCAACAGAAGTGTTGAGAGACCCAACATCGTTTGGTGACATTGTGCGTGGTCTTCATGTCTTCGGTGCGAAAGTACTTAGAGACGAAGCCCTTGTAGGTGCATTCTACGGTATTGACTAAGAAGTCAACTTTGGGGGAGTCTTCGGACTCCTCCTCTTTTTAACCCATAAATTTAGAGGTAAACAATATGGCAATAGTAAATATAAGAGATACTGGACGTAATTCAGCTAAAACAGCTGATGTTCGTTCTCTAGCTACTAAAGTTCAGAAGCCCTCAGATACAGAAGCAATAACTGCAGCCAATACAATTACAGCAGCCGAATCAGGCACTCGTTTTGTAATGAACGTAGCAGCAGCTAAAGTTCAAACTCTTCCTACTCCCGCAGCAGGATTAGAGTATTGGTTTTATGTTGGAGCAACAGAACCTACAGGTACGCATACAATAGTTACAGCATCTAGTGCTAATATTATTGTAGGTAACGTGTCTTCTCCGGAAGATGCAGCAGGTTCAGTCGCTACAGTTACAGACGCAGACACTATTTCATTAGTAGCTAGTAAAGCTGTTCATGGAGATTTTGTGCATGTGTGGTCTGATGGAACTAACTGGTATCTTGACGGACAATGTAAAGTTCAAGACGGTATTACTACAACTCAAGCGAGTTAATAGTACAGTCTAAGGTATTAACTGATACCAAACCCGGAGGGGCTTTAGGGTTCCTCCACCTTTTTAGGAAATTAAATGGCAACAACATATTTAGATTTAACTAACGAAGTACTAAGAGAACTCAATGAAATACCATTGACTTCTGCAAACTTTTCAAGTGCTGTAGGACTCCAACAGTTTGTTAAGGATGCCATTAACAAGTCTATATTTGATATAGCAAATGAAGAACCACAGTTACCATTTCTTGCAGTAGGCGAGAGTGGTGCAACTGACCCCTTCTATGGAAACGTGACCGTAGCTACAGTAGCTGGTACTAGGTGGTACGAGTTAAAAGCTAGTAGCTCAAGCGTTCAAGACGATTACGCTTCAATAGACTGGGACGATTTTTATTTAACAACCATTAATGTTAGTGGTGAATCATCTCCCTTTGTTTCAAAAGGATTAGGATTTTTAAACCTAGCTGATTGGAAAAGATATTACAGAGACAGCGAGAACGTAGACGATGCAGATTCACAGGTTTATGGTGAGCCTTTTAAAGTTATTAAATCACCAGACGGCAGGAAATTTGGATTAAGTCCAATACCTGATAAAGTTTACAACGTACACTTCTATGCGTTTGATAAGCCTACAAAGCTTTCAGCACACGGAGATACAGTTGTATTCCCAGAACAATATACAAATGTAATTACTGCTAGAACACGTTATTACATATGGCAGTTTAAAGAGAGTCCACAACAAGCAGCGTTTGCTATGGACGATTATAAAAAAGCCATGAGGACTATGAAGTCTAACTTGGTAAACCCAACGCCTCGTACTATGACAGACGATAGAAGATACTTTTAATTTAGGAGAAAACTATGAGACCAGAAGTAAGAAGAAGAAATAATAGAAATAAACAAAGACAAGCAAGTAAAAACTATTGGAAAAATAATAAAGCAGGAGATGCTGGTGGACAAGAGTCTAGAGTACAACCAATGGATGACCAAATGATTTTTACTGATTATAAAAAAAACCAAAGAGTTACAGCTCGTAAGGGTGGAAAAATTGAAATGCACAAGTGCAAACCTAATTAAATAATTTATGGCATCATCACAACCCTATACAGTTGCATGTGCCGGTGGTTTAGTCAAAGCTTCAAATCAAATTGACTTACTTAAAACTCCCGGTGTAGCTACAGACCTTAGAAACTTTGAAGTTTCTATCGAAGGTGGTTATAGACGTATTAATGGTTATAGTAGATTAGGGTCTGGTAGTGCTGCATTAGTAAGTGGAAGTGCTGATACTATTCATGGGGTAATACCTTACGGAGATGGTGTTATAGCTTGTGCTTCAACTGGAATTTATTTTAGTCAAGACGGAACAAGTTGGTTAAACGTAAGTAGAAGTTCTGTAGATGCTGGTGGTGATAATTACACAGCCTTTACAGGTCGTAGTACACTTACTAGAACAGGACAAGGTAAGATTAGCTTTTCTTTGTTTGAAGGACCTACATATGATTATGGGCTGCTAATAATTTGTGATGGAGCTAACGAACCTTACTACTTTAGAATGGAGGGTACTGGTGCTAATATAAATACTAGAACCTACTTTAGTGGTGAAGTTACTGTAACAAGTACAAAGTTTGCTACACACTCAGAAATACACGATAAACATTTAATTGTTGCAGGTGTTGAAGATAATCTTAGTACAGTATTTTATAGTACATTATTAGACCCTACAACTTTTAATGGTACTGGTTCAGGTTCTATAACCTTATCAGACCAGATAGTAGGAATTAAAAGCTTCCGTGATGAACTTTTTATATTTTGTAGAAACAGTATATTCAAGCTACAAGATATAAACGGTACAGCAGTAGTAATTCCAGTGGCAAAAAATATTGGGTGTCTATCAGGTTACAGTATCCAAGAGATAGGTGGTGACCTTATATTCTTAGCACCCGATGGACTAAGAACGGTTGCTGGTACTGCAAGGATTGGAGACGTTGAGTTAGGTACAGTTAGTAAAGCTATTCAACCTATTATTACACAGTTAGCAGAAAATGTTGATAAGTATGTAATATCAAGTGTTGTCATTAGAGAAAAGTCTCAGTATAGATTATTTTATACAAATACAAGCGTTATTAACGCACAACAAGAAGGAATTATAGGAACACTTAGACCAAACGGGTTTGAGTGGTCAGAAACAAGAGGAATAGAAGTAACCAGTATAGGAGCTGGATTTAATAACGATGGTGTTGAAAAATATTTTCATGGTGATACTGATGGCTACGTGCTTGTGCACGATTCAGGCAATGACTTTAATGGGTCTGATATACTTGCTAGATATTCCACTCCAGACTATGACTACGGAGACTTAGGAACTTTAAAAACTTTACACTATGTTAGGGTATCTGTATCGGCAGAAGGAACTGTAACTCCAGAACTTCAAGTTAAATATGATTTTGGTAGTTCAGATATACCTCAACCAGCAAGTAATTTTTCTTTTGGAACAATTAATGCACCTGCAATATTTGCAGAAGCTGTTTTTAATACTAACGTATTTGGAGGGACAGCAGCACCAATGATAAGAATACCAGTACAAGGAAGTGGCACCAGTAATAATTTTACAGTGATTACAGAGGATACAAAAGCACCATATAAAATAAATGGTTTATATATAGATTTTATACCGTCAGGTAGGAGATAGAGAGATGGCAGGTTACATAAGACAAAGTTCGTTTTCCGATGGAGATACGATAACTGCTGCATTATTTAATGATGAGTACAATCAACTATTAAGTGCTTTTAGCAATACTTCGGGGCACGCACATGATGGCACAACAGCCGAAGGACCTGTTATAGGATTGATTGGAGACGCAGGAGAAACTGCTCCTAATAACAAAGTATTAATTGACACAACAAATAACTTTATTGAGTTTTACGTACAAGTCTCTAGTGCTCCAGTACAACAATTATACATAGCCGATGGTGCTATCATACCTGTTACAGATAACGATATAGATTTAGGTACAAGCTCTTTAGAATTTAAAGATGCTTACTTTGATGGCACAGTAACCTCAGATGCTTTTGCAGGTCCATTAACAGGAGATGTTACAGGAAATGTATCAGGGACTGCAGCAACTGTAACAACGGCTGCACAGTCTAACATTACAAGTCTAGGAACTTTAACAACCCTTACTGTTGATAATGTTATAATTAACGGAACTACAATAGGTCATACTTCAGATACTGATTTATTAACTCTTACAAGTGGTGTATTAACAGTAGCAGGAGAACTAGATGCTATTAGTTTAGATATTAGTGGTGATGCTGATATTGATGGTACACTTGAAGCAGACGCTATAACCATAGGTGGTGTTACATTAGCAGAAACAATTAGTGATACAGTTGGAGCTATGGTTAGCTCTAATACAGAAACTAACATAACAGTTACATACGAAGACTCAGACAATACTTTAGACTTTGTAATTGGCACACTTAATCAAGATACAACAGGACTAGCAGCAACAGCAACAGCTTTAGCAACTGCCAGAACAATAGGTGGAACAAGCTTTGATGGTACAGCGAATATAGCGGTTGCAACTGCTACAGAAGGAACAAATGTTACAGTTAGTGCTAATAACTCTACAGACGAAACAGTTTATCCAACTTTTGTAGATGGTGCTACAGGAACACAAGGAATTGAAACAGACACAGGTTTAACATACAATCCTAGTACAGGAATGCTAACAACCACAGGTGTTACTTCAACATTTACTGGTAATATAACTGGTAATGTAACAGGAAACACAAGCGGTACAGCAGCCACAGTAACAACTGCAGCTCAATCGAATATTACAAGTCTTGGAACTCTTACAGCCTTAACAGTAGATAATCTTGGTATTAATGGTAATACTATTACAGCAAACTCTGGTGCTTTAAACCTCACACCTGCTGCAGGTTCAGCTATCGTTCTAGACGGAACAATTAATGTGGATGCAGGAGTAGTAACTGGTGCAACAAGCGTTACATCAACAGCTTTTGTTGGCGGCTTAACAGGTAACGTAACTGGTAATACTAGTGGTACGGCAGCTACAGTAACAACTGCAGCTCAACCTAATATAACAAGTTTAGGAACATTAACTGCTTTAACAGTAGATGATGTTGCTGTAGATGGTAAAATAATTACTATGACAGGTTCTGCTAGTGATACAGCCGTATTGACAGCAGGAACTAATGGAACACTTAGTATAGTAACTACAGACGCCGCAGCAGCAGCAGCTAATATTCAAATAACTGCCGATGGTACAGTAGATATTGATTCAGCAGGAGTACTAACTTTAGATTCTGGAGCAGCTATTAATATAGAACCTGCTACAGGTTCAGCTATTTTATTAGATGGCACGATTAGTATAGATGCAGGAGTAGTTACAGGTGCAACTAGTATAACTTCAACAGCTTTTGCAGGAGCATTGACAGGTAACGTAACAGGAAATGCTTCAGGTACAGCAGCTACAGTTACCGGTGCAGCTCAATCAAACATTACAAGTCTTGGTACACTTACAACTCTTACAGTTGATAACGTTATTATTAATGGTTCTACTATAGGACACACTGGAGACACTGATTTAATAACAGTAGCTTCCGAGATAGTTACAGTTGCAGGAGAAGTTTCAATGACCACCTTAGATATAGGTGGAACAAATGTAACATCAAGTGCAGCAGAATTAAATTTTAGTGATGGAGTAACTTCCAACATACAAACCCAGCTTGATACAAAAGCTACAACAGGTAAAGCTATTGCTATGGCTTTAGTCTTTGGATAATATAGGAGAATAAAATGGCAAACCCTAACTTAGTAGCAGTAACTTCCATATACGGGAATAGTATAAACGGAGCTTTAACTACTACTACAACAACTGATTTATTAACTTGTGCAAGTAATAAGTTAATTAAAGTAAACAGCATTATTATAGCTAATATTGATGGTACAAACTCTGCTACTGTAACAATGGGCATCATTAAAAGTGGTGGCTCAGTAGTTTTGTTTGCATCCACTATTGCTGTTCCAGCAGATGCTACTCTTGTTTTAATAGATAAAAATTCAAGTTTTTATTTAGAAGAAGGAGACATCTTAGAAGGTGGTGCAAGTGCAGCTTCAGACTTAACTTACACTATTAGCTACGAAGAACTAGACGACGCTTAATTTTAGGAGGTATTTAACAATGGCTCATTTTGCAGAACTTAACTCAAGTAACGAAGTATTACGAGTAATCGTAGTATCAAATGATGATGTAAATGCCAATGGTGGTGATTTACATGCAGATGCAGAAACATTTGTAGCATCTATTGTTCCTTACTCAACAGGTGGAGCAGCTTGGAAACAAACTTCATACAACAATAATTTTAGAAAACAATACGCAGGTATAGGGTGTACTTATGATGCTAGTAAAAACAAATTTATATCACCTCAACCTTTTGCATCTTGGTCACTAGATTCTAGCGATGATTGGAAAGCTCCAGTTACTTACCCAAGTGTTACAGAAATAGACTCTAATTTTGTTTTAATAGTTTGGGATGAAGATAATCAAAAATGGACAGGCACAGCAGACTCAACCAACTACGACTGGGATGCTAGTGGTTTAGCTTGGACTGAGGTTTAACTATGGCTGACCTTAATGGTGGAATAATTGGGAAAGAAAACGAAATAACTACGCAACCCGAAGTTATTACAACATTTAATTCTAGTGGAACTTTCACAACTGCTTCTTATACATCCGAAGTTCAATACTTAGTTATTGCAGGTGGTGCAGGCGGAGGTACTACAGTTGGTGGTGGTGGTGGAGCAGGTGGATATAGAACTGCTACTGGTTTTCCTGTCTCAGCATCAACAGGCTACCCAATTACTGTAGGTGCTGGTGGTTCTGCTAGTGCTAATGGTTCAAATTCAGTTTTTTCTTCAATCACTTCAGCAGGTGGGGGTCAAGGAGGAGAATTCCAAACAGCAGGTACTGCAGGTGGCTCTGGTGGAGGTGTTGGTGGTAGAAATAGTGAAGCGAATGGCTCTGGTGGTGGTGCAGGAAATACACCTTCTGTAAGTCCATCACAAGGTAATGATGGTGGAGACCGTGGTGGCGGTGGAGCTGACACAATTTGTGGCGGAGGCGGAGGCGGAGGTGCTGGTAGTGCTGCTGGTGATAGTAGGACAACAGATGGCACTAACTACACACTAGGCGGTCATGGTGGAGATGGTTTAGCTTCTTCAATTACAGGCTCTGAAGTCGGAAGAGGTGGCGGAGGAGGCGGTGGTGGCGATATTGGTGCTGGTGGTGGAGATGCTAGTTCTGGTGGTGGAGCAAATGGTTCAGCAGGAACAGCTAACACAGGCGGTGGTGGTGGTGGTGAAGGTGGTGGTAATTCTGCCCAAGCTGGTGGCTCTGGTGTTGTTATAACCAAAGAAGCTGCAGGACCTACCGTAGCTTCAGGAGTATGGAATATGGAAGCTATATACAATAATGTAAAAGCAGGAACATGGGCTTAATATGCCAAGATTAATCGGAGCAGTAGTAACAGTATCATCACAAGCTCAACAAATAACCACTTTCAATTCTAGCGGTACATTTACTGCTCAACCTTTATCTACTACTGCACAAGTTTTAGTAGTTGCAGGAGGAGGAGCAGGTGGTGGAGAACTTGGTGGCGGAGCAGGAGCAGGTGGTTTTAGAGATATAGCATCACACCCAATTCCAAGTAGCGGAGTGCCAGTGACCATAGGTGCAGGTGGTTCAGGAGCACCTGATGCTAATGGAGCACCCGGCAGTAATTCAATTTTTGGTGCATCCGTACCTTTAACCTCTACTGGAGGTGGAGGTGGTGGTGCTGTATCAGGTTCACCATCTGCCGATGCAGCAGAAGCAGGCGGTTCAGGTGGCGGTGGAGGAGTTATAGCTTCATCTAGTGGCGGTGGAGCAGGAAACACACCACCAGTTTCACCCTCACAAGGAAATGCAGGAGGCGGTGGTACTGGTTCAGCTTATGGAGTTGGTGGTGGTGGCGGTGGTGCTTCTGCTGTAGGGTTTGTTGGAGACGATAGTCCAGTTCCAACTATACCAGCAACAGCGGGGGGTGGAGGAGCAGGTTCGCCTTCTACTGCATCAG